TTCCGCGTTTCCCGGGAAACGCGGGACGTAACGCGGGAAGCCGCCGTTCGTACAGCCCTTTGTACCAGGCACATGTCCGATTTACCCGGATATCTCAGGACACGTGAAGGGGCTGCTACAAAAGTCGGTACGACGTTTTCCTGGCTGGGGGTTGCGTCACCTCTCGGACCGGCGTAGTGTTCTACCTGTCAGCAGGAAGCAACGAACGAGAGGCAAGACAATGATCACGCTCAACACCCCCGGCGCCCGCACCGTCACCGAGGCCACCCCGTGGATCATCGACGGCGAGGGTGTCTTCGTCGCCACCACCGGCGAGACTGCGCAGCTGATCATCGGCGGCCGCACCGTCGCCGACCGACCGGCCGCCGAGGTCGAGACCATCGCCGCCGCCCACGGCTGGGCCGTCGAGTACCTGGCCGCCCAGGACGAGCAGGCCGCCGCCGAGCTGGCCGGGACCATCGAGCACTCGGACCTGACCGAGGCGGTCGTCAAGGTCCGGGCCGAGGGCGCCGAGATGCTGGCCGAGGCCGAGCGCATGGCCGCCCACGGCGAGGGCGACTACGTCTTCACCCGCAGCAACGGCCGCAAGGGCCGCCTGAACCTGGCCCACCCGGCCCACCCGGTGAACCGCGCCGAGTGGCTGCGCAAGGCGGGCCAGCGACTGGCCGCCTGGACTGCCGAGGACGAGCAGGCCTACGGCCGCTACATCGCCGACGGCCTGGCCGACACGGACGGCTACTACGCCCCGCAGGCCCGCGAGTACTGGGCGGGCTGAGACACCGAAGAACCCCCGGCCCACCAGGCCGGGGGTTCTTCGCGTTGCTGCGCCTCACCCGGCGCTGAGGATCAGGGCGTCCTTCAGGAACGGGTTACCGGCGTAGCCCGGGTGGCGGACCAGCTTCGTGTAGACCACTCGGCCGCCCACCGTGAACCGCAGGTACTTGGCGTTGCGGGGCCGGATGATGTGGGCCCGCGACCCGTTGTGGACCAGCACCGTGTGGGGGTTGCTGCTGATCACCTTGATCGTCTTGCCTTCGATCGGTCCCACGTAGATGCCCAGCGGGATGCTGCCGTTCGTGGCAGAGAACAGCCGGGCGAGGCGGGCTACCTCGTCCGCCCGGCGGCGCAGCAGCACCGCGCCGGACGGGCCGGTGGCGATGTTGGTGATGCCGTCGGTGCGGATCACCACCGTCGCCCGGGGCCGGTGCGAGATGGCGGGCATCACGGGCCTGCAGGGGCCACTGGCGGGGCTACGGGGATGGGGCCGACTACATCGTCCAGGGCGACCGTGACGCGCGTCTGAAGGCCCACGCAGCCGCCCGCCGGACCGAGCGTGACCGTGGCCCCCAGGGCGAACCGGCGGCCCCGGCGGCTGACCGTGTCGGTGGTCGTGTAGCAGCACAGCACCGCCCGCTGGATGGCCAGCGTGTCGGCATGCAGCTGCATCGCCGACGCGGTCAGCTCGGCGCACGGCGGCGGGCAGCCCTGATCGGACGAGATGGGGGCGCAGCGCCACAGCGTGATTGCCAGGTCCAGTGCGGTCACCTGAGGGGCCGCACAGTCCACCCGGTCTCGCAGCGTCACCAGTTCGCGCGGGAAGCTGCCGCGGTCGCTCGTGAAGGCACGCACCAGGTTGACGGTCAGCTGGCCCGGGAACTCGCCGTCCGGAAGGACGTCGCAGCCGCCGTCGCACCCGTCGGCCGACGGGGCGCCGGGTACCACGCACGTGCGGCAGGGACACCCGGCCAGCCCTTCCATCTCGGTGGGCAGCGCGTCCAGCGACAGGCACACGCAGTTGAGCAGCGCTTCGGCCGCTTCGTGGATGGCGAGGATAGAGAGAGTCACCGGATCACGACCCCGAGTACCAGACGCGCGGACGGCGGGGCGCGTCCGGGGACAGAACCCGCATGGCCTGCGGCAGCTTGGACGGGTTGACCATGTGCAGCCACTGGTCAACGATCTCGATCCCGGTGCGGCCGTCGGCCAGCCGTTCGGCGACCGGCTCGAATTCCATGTCGACGCCCTGGCGCGACAGCCGGGTGACGTTCTGCCGCGACCCGGCACCGCATCCGCAGCCGTTGCAGCCCTGGATGTAGTGCTCGGTCAGCTTGGACAGGGCCTGCCGTCCGAGGGCCGACAGCGGGATGCCGGTGCGGTAGACGATCGTGAAGGTGTTGGGCTGGCCGGGGCGCAGGCTCATGTCCTGGCAGGACGGCCAGCAGGTGCCGCCCGCCGCGTCGTCCGGGGTGGCCGAGCTGCGCACCAGGAAGCGGCCGTCAAGGACGCTGTACGTCAGCGGGTCGACCACCACGCCGTCGACGTCCACGGACACGACGTCGAAGATCGGGCCTGGCAGGTAGACCTGGCACAGCTCGGGACCGCAGTGGCAGGTGTCCGAGCAGCCGCACAGCGAGGCGTTGAACATCGAGCCGCCCGCCATGAAGGGGACGAAGGGGCCCGTGAACTGGAAGCCCCGGCCGAGGAACTGCCCCTGGTTCAGGTAGCGCCCGAACCAGTCCAGCCCGTCGACACAGCGGCGCGCGCACGGCCGGACGGTCACCGGGCAGGACGGGCCGAAGCGGTTGCCGGACAGGCCGAACAGCAGCTCGGCCGCTGCCAGCCGCCACATCTCGATCGTCTCTTCTGTGGTTCCGGCGGGGATGCTCATGCACGTGCGGTCGAGTTCCCACCCGTCCAGCGAGCACAGGCCCGAGGCGAGAGGCATAGCGCGTTCCTTCCGTGTCGCGGTTGCGGGTGGTGTGCGACGGGGCCGCGCCGCCGGTGCAGCGCGGCCCCGTCGAAGCGGCCCTTACGGGGTGATGACGACCGTGGTGTAGTCGCAGTCCGGGTCAGCGGTGGGCGGCGCCACGCTCGTGATCTGGATGCGCCGGTGGCAGGTGTCGCCGAGCGGCGTGAGCATCGGGCCGGGGGTGCCCGGCGCCGTGCCGGTGAGCACGACGTTGTAGGGGCCCACACCCCACTGGCCGCCCGCGCGGGTCGACCCGAGCAGCTGGAAGGTCACGGCCTCGGAACCGATGGTGAGGTCCGACAGGTAGGCGTTCGAGACCCAGGGCAGGATGCCGTACAGGTACTGCTTGACGCCGGTCGGGCTGCAGTTGTTGTTGACGAGCTCGGTCCAGAATTCCAGGGCGAAGCCGCTGTCGCACTGCACCGAGCAGCTGTCCCAGCCGACCGGCTCGCCCAGGTTGTCGACCACCAGGGGCTGCCCGGTGAGCACGTCGATCAGCTGCGGGCTGACCGAGTAGAAGTCGAATTCCAGGTCGTAGCCCAGCAGGGTGGGGCACCCGCGCTTGACGCCGCACAGCGAGCCGTTCGCGGCCCGGTACAGAATGTCGTCCGGGGTGTCGACGTTGACGTTCATCGCCACGCTGGCGACGCACTCGGCGACGAAGGCCGAGTCACCGGCGATCGGCTTGCCGCAGCTGTCGACCTTCGTCACGCGCACCACTTCGAGTGCCGAGATCAGATCACAGGACACGTTGCATCCTCTCAAGGGTTCGGATGCCCGGCCTACCGCCAGCAGCTACCGTGCCAGGATACCCGGCCCGGCAGCTGCTAGCGGCGGTGCGATCAGGTGAAGGTCCAGCCCGAGATGGTCGCCGAGCTGGCCCCGTTCGCGCCCGCCGTGAAGTCCAGCGTGACGGCGTTCTCGGGCGGTGCCTTGACCAGCACCTCGAACGGGACGCTGTCCGCAGCGGCTGCGAGGTTCAGCCCGGTCAGGTTCAGCCGCGCGATCACGGTCCCGGCGGCCGGGGCCGAGTTGGTGCCGTTGACGGTCACGGTCGGGGCACACGTACCGGCTGCGCCGATGGTGGCATTGAGCAGGATGTTGGCGGTCAGCGTGGTACCGGCCGCGAGCGTGTAGAGCGTTCCGGAAGTCGTGCGCGACGCGCCGACGATCTGGTCCGCACCGGGTCCACCGGGGAACATCAGGCCTCATTCCATGCGATGCTCAGGTTCCATCGCTGGTCGACGTCCCCGGACTCGGTCCGAAGGACGGTGCCCTCACCGGGCAGCAGGGTGATGGTCCCGGACGCGATCGTGGCCGGGACCTGGTGCACGAAGGGTGACGACGTCTTGGACGCGCCGAGCAGCGGGGGCGAGTTGAACCAGGACGCGCCGAGCGTGGCCGTGGGGTTGCCGGTGCGGATCTCACCCACCGGGGTCGGCATGCTGGACCGCACCTTGCCGATGGCCGACGTGGCCTGAAGCGTGCCGCCGCTGATCGCCGTGGCCAGCCACCCGCGCATCGGGTCGGCCGTCGCGGTGATATCCGCCACGATGACCGAACTGAGGAACACACCGGCTACGGTGATGGTGCGGCCGCTGCCTACCGGGTTGGCCAGGGACAGGAAGTTGTTCGCCGTGGCGACGCCCGGAACCTGTGCGTTGCTGTAGACGTACCCGCCCTTGAAGACGGGGTTGACGACCGGGTACGACCCGATCAGCCCGTTGATATCGATCATGACCGCCGCCCCCTACGCGTGCATCAGGGTGGCAGTCACACTGCCACCGCCTACGACGGTCTCGGTAATGCTGCCGCGGAACCAGCGGAACGCCCCGCCGCTCAGCGTCAAGAACTGGTTAACGCCCGTGGCGAGCGCGCCGCTCGATGCGATGCGCACCCAGTTGGTTCCGTCCTGGCTGGCCTGCAGCGCGACCACGCCGGACGTGACCGTGCCGTTGACCTGGATGAACAGCGTCGCGTCCGACCGGGCCGAGGTGTAGTCGACCGTGGTTCCGTCGGCCACGGCCGTGGCGGTGGTTAAGGTCGCGTTCGCGGTGGTCGACCCGGTGGCCGCCGCCGTGACCGTTCCCGTGACGGCGATCGGCTGCCCCGTGACGGACACCGGGACGGTGCCGACCACGTTGGCGCTGACCGTTCCCGTGACACCGATCGGCTGCCCCGTGACGGACACCGGAACGGTGCCCGAGATGCCGACGGTGCCGGATACCGGGACGGTGCCGCTGATGCCCACCGTCCCGTTGACGGCTACCGGCTGGCCGGTGATGCCGACGTTCCCGCTCACCGGGACCGTGCCGAGGACGTTGACGTCCAGCGGCTCGGCCACGCTGACGGTGTTCAGGACGTTGACGTCCAGCGGCTGCGGGACCGTGACCGCCACCGGCTCGTTGACCGACACGGTTCCCGACACGGGGACGATGCCCAGGATGTGGACGTCCTGGGCACCCGCCGTCCCGCCGCAGCAGGGCTGCGGGTCGAAGGGCGGGGTGCTCATTCCGTCGCCCCGAGCAGCTCGTCAGAGCTGAAGTCGATCAGGACGGGCGGCCTGGCCGAGTCCTTCTTGGCCGCACGCTTGCGCGGACGCCGGGGCAGGGGTTCCGCCACCGGGGCCGTGAGAGGGGCCTCAGCGGCCTCGGGCACCACGGCCGGGGTAACGGCCTCGGGGGTGCGCAGCGGGGCGGTCTCGCGGCCGTACAGGAAGCCGTCGACGTAGGCGCCCGCCAGCAGCTCGGGCGGGACGGACGGGTAGAGGTCCAACGGGACGTCGAACCCGGTGGCCGATGCGGTCTGCATCGGCGGTTCCTGCGCCAGGCACCAGAGAGCGAAGTGTGGCCGCATCTCTCGTCCGGGCTCGATGTGCACGGTGTCCATTGACCGGCCTTTCAGCAGCAGGCGGACAGGGTGACGCGGACGGCGGCCGCCTTGCAGCAGGCGACCTCGGGGACGAACGTCGTCTCGGCCAGAAGACGGCGGTCGTTGACCAGGGTGTTGATCGACTGGCCGTCGTTGGACTGGACCACCTGCGGGGTGTCGCGGCGGATGCGCATGGGCGGGGTGATGTAGAGCCACGCCTCACCCGCGGCGGCCGGGACCGGCAGGGTGGGCGGGGTCGACGGCCCGAGGTTCGCGGTGTACCCGGCGCCGAGGATGACCTTGTTCCCGGCCAGCGTCTCGGGGCAGGTCTCTTCCGTGCCGAAGCCGACCACGCGATTCTGCGACAGCAGCGTGGCCGTGCCGATCGGCGCGTGGATCAGACCGGCCCCGCCGTACTCGGTGGCGAGCCACGTTTCCAGCAGGCCGACGCCGTTGACGATGTGGACCGCCCCGGCCAGCGGGGTGACGTCGACCGTGTGGGTGGCGTTCGCCAGCCACCGGCTCATGAACCACTCTTCCAGCGCGCGCTGCTCACCGCGGCGCAGCTGCTCGGCGGCCTGCTCTACCATCTCGGCGAACGTCATACCGACCGTGCTGCACTCGGCCCCGGCGTACGCGGTCAGCGGCTCGAACGTGCACGTGTCCAGCCGGTCGAAGATCTTGCTGACCGGGTTGGTCCACGGGAACTCGCCGGACCCCGGGTCGGGGCAGCTCTGCCACGGGTGCGCCTGAGCACAGCTGGCGGGCAGCGTGTCCGTGCCGTTCAGCTCGTGCACGTCGTTCGTGGTGGCTACTTCGACGCAGCCGCCCAGCAGACCATGGGGCGACGGGTCGCCCGCGATCGGCGGGACGAGTGCCCGCATCCCAACGTTGGGCATGGTGGCCCCTTCCGTGTGTGAGCTGCCAGGGGTGGCTGTCCCATGGTATCGGGCGGAACGGGGGAAGGCCCCGCCCGCCGAAGCGGACGGGGCCTTCCCGGCGCGGGTTCCCTTACGGGACGACCGGCGGGCACAGGTCCACGGTGTTGCGGGCGCCGACCTCGCCGTTGGGGCAAATGTCGAGCGTCACGCGGCGGGCGAGGCCCATGCGGTCGATGAGCACGACCGCTTCCTCAGAGAAGATCTTCTCGTCGTTGGTCGCGACGGTGACAGAGTCGATGATCACGCCGATGTTGATCTCGGGACCGCGGCCGATCTGGAAGTTGCCCGCGGGGTAGATCAGGAACTCGACCGTCTCGGGCCAGGTGGTCGCCGCCACGGCGCCGCCAATGTCGGTCGGGACGGCCGGGGCCAGGCCGCGGGCGAACTGGACACGGACACCCAGGTTGCTGAAGGCGGCCTGGATATCGGCCACGGTCAGGTTGGCCGGGTCGACGTCCTGCTGACGGGCGAGGTCCGTCAGCATGGCGTTCTTCAGCCAGAACGGGAACACGACCTCGATCTGGGTGGACTCGCACAGGTTGTGCCGCTCGATCATGTCCGCGGCCTGCAGCGCCACGGCCTCATAGACCGCGCTGAAGGTGGCGAAGGACGCCCGCATGGTGACCGCGGTAGTGGCCGCCGAGTTGCGCGCCTGGTTGTACATCTCGGTCTTGACCCGGATCTCGTGGGCCACCATCGAGTTGCGGACGTACCAGTCCACCATCTCGGGGAAGAACCGCTGCGTCAGGATGCCGACCGAGAGGCAGACGCCGATGGCCTCGGCCCGGACGTCGGTGGGGGACGGGCAGGGGATGACGAAGCACGGCTTCTCGGGGCCCGCGGGCTGCGTGGCGGCCGCAATGTCCTGGGCCTCGGTCCACGTGAAGGTGAGGGCCGCGACGTCCAGAGTGGGGGTACGGAAGAACCGCAGGCCGCCGCGGTTGAGCTGGACCTCGGGCGCGTCCCAGAGCATGTCCGGGCACGCCACGTCGGCAATGTCGTACACGGTCTCGGACGGGGCACACCAGCCGCCGGACGCCACCAGGTCACCCTGCGGCAGGCGGTGCTGGTTCGCGGCCCGCAGGATGGCCGTGGTGCCCTCGGCCACGCCGGACGAGTCCTTGACGATCAGGTCGTCCGGGAACGGGATGCGGTAGGACGCCACCATGCCGGTGCCGCCGCCCGCGGTACGCAGGCCGATGGCCCGGCGCATCGCACCTTCCACCACGTTGTCGAGATCGACCACCTGGCCGGGGCGGTAGCCCGGGACGTCGACCGAGGCGACGATCTCGATACCGTCGGCCGACTCGGCGGGCAGGAAGCGGGCGAGCCCGGTGCTGGCACCGGCGGCCTTCGCGCGGACGGCGGACAGGTTCAGCGCGCGGCGGCTGGACGCGGTCACCACGGCGGTCGGCTCGATGACCTCGGACTCGGCGACGACCGTCTCGGCCTCGGTCACGACCGTCTCGGCCTCGGCCGCCTCGGTGTCCTCGGCGAACACCTCTGCGGTCAGCGCGTCGATCTCGGCGGCGGCGGCCTCGGCCGCGGTGATGCGGGCGGCCTGCTCGTCCTTCAGGGCCTGGATGGACGCCTTCAGCGACCGCAGGTTCGGGATCGTCTGCGCCGTGACGGTGGTGGTCACGGACTCGGCCTTGAAGGCACGGACCGCGGCGGCCAGGTTCTCTTCGAGTGCGTCGTCCGACAGACGCGTGACGTCCTCGGGCAGCTCGTACATGTCGGCCATGGGTCGGCCTGTCCTTTCGTCAAGGGGCTGACCCGGCCTACCGCCAGCGGCGCACACGGTCATGATAGCCGTTGCACGCCGCTGGTGGCGGCCAGGTCGGTCGGGGGTGGCTAAGCGCTCTGGCCGGGGGACAGGATGCGCGCGTCGGCGAACCTTGCGGCCACGGTGCTGGCGGCCTGCTCGCTGGTCGACTCGTAGACCTGGCGGGGGCCGACCATCACGCGGTAGGTACCGCTCACGGCGACCGCACCGGCCGCCGCGCTGCGGCCCTTGTTACAGGCGCAACCCACGTAGTCACTTCCCTTCGGTGGTGTCCGTGTCCATCGTAGCCGCCATGGAACGCAGCTCGGCCAGCTCGGCCAGCTCGGCGGCCTTGCGCTGCTCGCGCGCGTCCAGTGCCGTGACCAGGCTGGCGGCCAGCTGCTCGTAGTCGATGCCGGACCAGCCGGGCGCGGCGTGCTCGTCCCGGCGGTGCTGCGCCTCGGTCGCGATCGCCGCGTTCACCTCGGCCCGCATGGCGGCGGCGGTCAGCGCCATCTGGCCGCGGTCGACCACGGCCGAGGCGAGCAGCGCGGACGGGTGGCCGGGCACCGGGACGGACAGGACGGCGCCGAGCTTCCAGCGGCCGTTGGCGGCCCGCTTCATGTGGTAGCTGGGCTGGCACGCGTTGAAGACCTCACGGTCCCACTCGCTCAGCCACGGGGCCGCAGCGCCCGAGAACCACATGCCGCGCTCGTTCATCCCGACGGTGATGATGCCCGCCACCGTCCGGGTGTCATCGAACTGGCACGCGGCGGTCTCGCACTCGGCGCCGTCGCGGTGGTGACCGGCGTTCATCGTGAACGCACCGACCTTGACCACGGTCCCGTCGTCCAGCACCTTGCGCTGGCGCAGGAACTCGGTCGTGTCGATCTTGCCGAGGTCGTTGATGACGATCCGCTTGGCGTAGCCCGCGTGAGGCACGTCGGCCTGAGCCACCCACCCGAAGATGCGGCCGCCTTCGTAGTTGACGCCCGGTCCGCCCGGCGGCAGCTCGGCCGCGGTCGGCTCGCGGAACCAGGCCGCGGGCATCGGGGGCAGCGACTCGACCGCTTCCCACGCGCTGGCCAACATCCGGTCCATGTCCTCACCACCGGTCTCTTCGTCCACGTGGGCCCGCACCTCGGCGAGCCGGTTGATCACGCCGTCCAGCTGGTCGGCCGGAATGTCGACCCCGCCGCGGGCGCCCTCTGCGGCGGCCTGAGCGGCGAACACGCCGCGCGGGATGATGGTCAGCTCGCCGTCGACCACGTCCGCGTAGCCCAGCTTGTAGGCCGCCTTCGTGGCCGGGTCGGCATCGTCGTCCCGGTAGGCGTAGGCCTGCGCCAGCTTGTCGGTGTCACCGTCGGCCCAGTCGAAGACGCGCGCCGTCGCCGCGTCCCCGTCCCACGGGACGTCGCGCCCGGCAACCGGAAGGTCGACCGCCCCGGTCACGGACGCGACCAGTTCGGCGGCGGCCGCGATGCGGTCGTCTTCCATCACGTGATCGGCACGGGCACTGGACGTGCTGTCCGTGTACAGGCCGCGGGTCAGTCGCACAACTTCACCCCTACTCGCGGCCAGCGACAGGATGCGCTGGACCGCACGGATCGGAATCTTCAGGAACTGCGCGATACGGGCCGGGCCCGCCGGTGCCTTGCTGCGCCGCACGTGGCGCAGCACGCGGTCATAGTCCGTTGCGGTCGTTGCAGCCTTGCGGCCGTTCCACCCGGCCGCCGCAACGTCGTCCGTTGCAGCCGCGAACAGCGTTGCGTCGTCCAGCACGATGCGCGCGTTGGCGTACGCGGGGATCGTGACAAGCGTTGCACCCCGCACCCGGCCGCGGGTGATGCGCATGAGGTAGTCACCGGCGCACTGCTTGTCGACCACCTGGCCGCCAGTGCCGGGGTCGCCCGCCGCCGCCGAGACGTCGTCCGTGTCGAAGGCCGCCCGCGGCACCCGGCCGTCCGGGCCGACCGTGAAGGTGACGTGGATCGACTCGGTCACGGTGGACGTGGCACCGGCGGTCATCGTCCGGGCCATCTCGCCCCGCAGGAAGAACCCGCCGTCGGGCGAGGGAAGGACCGAGGCGCGCAGCAGCCGGGCCCGGTAGACCAGGTTGCCCGAGGGGTTCCCGTCACCCTTGTCGGTGGCGTCGACCATCTCAATGTCCACGTCATCCAGGTCGACCGAGACGCCGAGCGGCGCACCCTGGTTGAGCAGCATGGCCGCCTCGCAGCCCTGTTCCTGCGTGAGGTACAGGACGCCGTCCGCGGTGATGCGGTCCCCGTCCCGGCCCATCGTGGCGATGGCACCGGCGAGCGCCGCGTCATCGTGGCTGTCGAAGTTCTCGTTCGCCATCAGGGGCCACGGGCCCTCGCCGTCCCAGTACAGGGCGCCCGGCGAGAACACCCGGCCGTCGCCCGTCTGCTGGTTCTCGAACGCCAGTGCGGTGTCCCCCGGCGTGGACCAGGTAGCGACCACCGGGACAGTGGCATCAGGCATCGCCACCTCGGCCTGGTACGGCGCGTCCAGTTCGCCCGCGAGCGGGATATCCAGGTTCTCGCCAGCGAAGGCGATGCGGATGCGGTCGTAGGTCACGGGGCCGCAGCGCTCGGCCAGCTGCTCGGACAGGTTGTCGGCGCTGTAGGCCGCTGCGATGTGGGGTGCCCACGGCGAGTACTGGGCAGGAAGCACCGGGTCGCTGTGTCCGTCTTCCAGGGCCCAGGTGACTTCCTGCCAGGCCGAGCGCAGGCTGGTGCTCACCTCGTCCATGCTGTCGCCGATGTTCCACACCCACACCGGGCTGTCGCCCTGGGGGTTCCAGTGGGCCGCACCGAAGGCACGGGCCTGGATGGGGCCGAGCCACTCGGCGGCGGCGGACACCCGGCGGATCACGTCGGCCCTGGCGTCCTCGTTCCAGTCGGCCGCCTCACCCAGGTAGTACAGCGTCGTGTGCAGCTCGGACGCCACCTCGCCGTCGTCCAGTGCAAGGCGGGCGGCATCGGCCTCGCTCGGCACCAGCGCGATCATCGCCCCGGTGTGCTCGGTGTCCGTCATGCTTGCGGTCCTTTCCTGGGGTGGCGCCGCGGTCTTCATGATGCACCGGCAGTTTACCGTCAGGTCGGCAGGGGCCAGCGGATCGCCCGGGTAGCGCATCTCGGTACCGCCCACGTCGAACGGGTCGCCCAGCAGGCGCAGCTGGCCGTTGGCCTCGGCGTGCGCGTGGCGGACCCTCTCATCGTTGCGGGTCAGCCACTGCTTGACGAGCACGTGCTCGCCGTCCCTGACCGCCGCCTCGCCCGCCGCCTGAACGCCCGCGTTGAACGCCCGCGTCGCCTCGGTCATCGCGATGCGCTCGGCCCGGACGGGGCCGAGCTGGACGCCGGTGCGGTCGAAGGTTTCGAGCAGCCTGGCCTTCAGCTCGTCCAGCGAGTCGCCCGCGTTGACGCCGTCGGACAGCGTCTGCACGGCGGCCTCGGCCATGCGGTCGCCGACCTCATCGAGCAGGACCTTGACGGCCTCGGTATACGGCTTCAGCAGCTCGTCCACCTGGTCGGCCGGGACCGGTGCGCCCACGTCCGCTTCGACCACCTGCCGCGCCCGGCCGGTGATGACGCGCAGCGCTCGCTGGATGGACGGGACGCGCCGCTTCCACATGTCCCGGATGGACGAGACGCTGAAGGCCGCCGCAACCAACTCGGTCGCGTCGTCCAGCTGCCGGGCGAACTCGTCCCCGGTGGCGTCCAGCTGCGCCTGTACGACGGGCACAAGGTCGGCTTCCAGCTGTTCGAGCAGCGCTTCCAGCTCGGCGTCCGTCAGCGGCTCGGCGGGGGTGCTCATGCCGAGTCCAGCCGCAGCTGCGCCAGCAGCCGGGGCACGTTGTCGAAGGCGTGCGGCTGGCCGGTGCGCAGCAGCGCCGTCACGTACCCGTTCAGGGCCGAGGCCAGGGCCACCGGGTCGACGCCGTAGCGGGCGGCCACCACGGGCACGCGGGACCACGCGTCGTCCAGCAGGCGGAAGGCTTCGACGTCCTCATCGTGGCGGGTCGGGTACTTCTCGTGAAGCGTCGCCGTGGCGAGCATCTGGCGGGCCGTGGCCCGGTGCGGCCGGGGGACGATCGGGGTCAGCAGCATCTTGCGTCCGGCCACGGCCAGGGCCGACCAGATCATGCCGTCGACGGCCTCGGCCAGGGCGGCTTCCGTCCCCGCCGTGAAGCTGTCGAGGACGGCGCTGGACGATGCCAGCGCGGACTGCTGGGGGTTGGCCGTACCCGGCTCGGCCGGGGGCGCCTGAGTCTCGCTCACGGGCAGCGTGGTCCCTTCGCTAACGGCGGTGGTGACCGCCTCGCCGACGCCCGGTGCGTCGGCCTCGGTGAAGCCGAGTTCGCGCCGCGCGGCCGGGCCGCTGATCAGCCCGAGCTTGTAGGCTTCGAGCGCGCTGGCGCCCTTGTTGCTGGACGACCGCAGGCCGCTCGTGTCGTACCAGACCAGGATATCGGCCGCGTCCTCGGCGCCCTCGGCTTCCAGGATGGGCTGCAGCCACTGCGTGGTGAGGGCCGCGCAGTACAGACCGAGGCGGGGCTCGGCGCCCATGCGCAGTGCCTCGGCGGTGATGGCCCACGCACCCCAGTGGGACGCGTCCCCGAGGCCCATGAGGATCTCGGCCGGGACGTCGGCGCCGGTGGCGAACCGGCGGATCGCTTCGTCCCGCAGCTGGATCGCCATGGCGTCGAACTCGGAAGAGAACTGCAGCCACTTCACGTCGCCGATCACGTCGGCCGGAAGTTCGAGCACGATGGGCACGGTGGCCGCCGCGGACTCGGGCTCGCGGATGGCGGTGGACGCGACTTCGATGAACGTGTCCAGCAGGCTGTCTTCGGCCTGGTCCTGACCCGGCTGGACCGGGAAGCGGGCCCCGGCCGGGACGAGCAGGATGCCGCGGCCGGTGATGCGGCTGCGGGCGATGGCGGCCACCGCCGCGTTGAGAAGCCGCAGCTCTTCCAGCACCACCAGCGACCGGATGACGGGTGACGTGGCCGCAGCGTGGCGGCGGGGCGACGGCTTCCAGACACGGAAGTACGCGGGGGCGGCGGGGTCCAGCGCGCCGTCCGGGTCGAACTCGGGGATCTCGACTTCCTCGCCGTCGATGACCGCCTTCAGCTTGCCGCGCTGGACCGAGACTTCCTCGGTCGACAGCACCAGCCAGCGGTCGTCGCCCATGTCGTCCGACTCAGCGGGGACGATGATCTGCCAGAAGTCACCGGCCACCGACAGCTGCGTGCCGACCTCGCCCAGCATGACGCCCTGGCCCTCGGGCCCACCGGCCACCGAGGCGACCAGTTCGCTGGCGCGGTGCGCCTCGGGCAGCGGCAGGACGTTGCCGTCGGCGCCGCGGACACCGGCGAACAGGATGGCGCCGCTCATGGCGTTGCTCACCCAGTCGGCATAGGTGCCGACCTCGGGCACGGTGTCGTACATGTCCCATGCCGCAGTCGACAGGCCGCTGCCACGGGCGGTCCCGCCGCCCTTGCCCTTGCCGGTGATGATCCGGGTGGCCGCCGCGGTGATCTTCTCGATGGCGCTCACGAGCCGCCCCCGCCCTGGGCGGGACGGCTGTCGTCCCACCGGTTCAGCAGAGCCTGCACACCGGCCACGGCCCAGCACTGGATGGCGACCAGCCACGGCGACGTCGTGCCCCACTGGTGGGTCACGGTGGTGTAGGCCAGCACGGTGACCGTGCTGAGCCAGAAGCCGATGCAGTAGATGCAGCTCACCAGCTGGCGGACGAAGGTCCGGATCTTGCTTTCGTGCTTGGCCGCGTGCCACAGCTCAAGCCGCTCTCGGGGCCCGTCCAGCAGGGTGTCCCACACCACGAACTGAGTGGCCCGGTAGGCCGCCAGCCCGAGCAGCAGGGTCATGCCCAGGGGTTCCATGCCCGTCCCTTCGATGGTCGTTCCTGTCGCGGTCCAGCTTACCGGCGGCGGGCGGGCGGGGGTGCGCAGCGGCCGCCTGGTACAAAGGGCGGTACGAACGGCGGCTTCCCGCGTTACGTCCCGCGTTTCCCGGGAAACGCGGGT